CTTCGCCGTGGCGTACTCGAAGTCCTTACGCAGTGCCACGTACAAGCTGCCTCGCGCGACGATCCCGATACGACGGAGATACTTGATAAGGTCCTCCAAGTCCAGCGCGAACCAGCCCGTCGTCGCCTGACAGGCGAACACCGTACCGTCGTCGTCTCCCGCAGTAGTGTCAAAGACCTGCAGTACGCGGTTGGAGTTGTTAGACCCCGCCGTCAGAATCACCGTGCCGCCTGAGCGCCACACTGCGAAACAGCGCACGGGCATACGGTGAGTCGTCCACGGCGCCTTGGGCAGCTTAGGCGAGAACTCTATCTGAAACGTAGTAATGCTTGAACCCGCTTCAGGCAGCGTCCAACCCACACGGTCCCTGAAGTTGTACGCGGTGACACTCTCCAACGCCCCGTAGTTGATGATGGAATCGTTGAAGATAGGGTCTAGCTTGCCCGAGATTGGCACCGAGGGCTGATCGGGCAGGAACGCAAAGATGCCGTAGCGGGAGAGAAAGTACAGCACGCCAGCGCACGCTACCCAGCTGAAGTGTGACTCTGACCCTTTCTCGTAATCCACGAGGCGGTTGAAGAACGTGACGGGGTCTGTTATCACCCAGATGCGGTCCCTCTTCGCTACGATAAGGAAGTTGCCGTCCGTGGCAAGCGTCGTGACACGGTCCCCGTCCCCCTTGGCGATATCCACCCACGACGCCACGCCGAAGGTTTCCGCGTCACCGGGGTTGCTCTCATAGACACGGTCAGGGCTACCGGGAATACCCGACACCCACATGGCATCCCGCCACAGGCGTAGGTACTTGCCCTTAGGGGCGCTGGGATAGGTGGTGTACGTCGTACCGTCCCACGAGCAGTAGCTGTCCGTACCGTTGGACATGTAGCACTTGTTGTTGAACGTCTCGAAGCTCATGGGTTGAGACGTAGAGACGTTGGAGGCGATGGCTGTGATCGTCGCGCCTCCGTTGGCGGAGTAGAGCAGCTTCCCTGCCGACGTATGGTACAGAATGTGTGGCCCCGCCGCTCCTCGATCGAAACGCCACATAGACAGCACCCGCTCGTTGCCCGTGCTGCCCGGCAAGAGGCCCATCATACGGCACCCTGGGCGTGCGCTGAGCGACCCGCGCTCGTCGGACACAAACACGTTGTCGGCCTCAGAGAGTTCGTCGAGGTCCAGCGCGTTCGATGGGTCCCTCAGATTCAGTCCACCGCCGAACCCCACGAATGGTAGGGTCCAGTCAATGTCTACAGCCGTGACGGGTTGCGCTTGACTCATCTGTAAGAGTCCAAGTCATCGAGGATCAGCTGATGCAGGGAAAACGTTTCACCGCCTATGGCAACGTCTTCATCAGCGATTTGGAGATCCGTAAGTTGATCCCGCACATACGCTTCGACGTTGACCTTGCGTTTCTGCGCTTCCTTGACCCAGCCGTACACCTGTTCCCGCGTCACGGGTATGTCCCGGGCGCTCAGAGCCATGTGTCGTCAGGCTCCACGCGCTCTTGGTATTCCTCATCTCGCATCACTTCGTCGGTGTGCATATCCGCGACTACAGCCTGTAGGTCAGCGTCTCTCAACGCCGCCTGCGTCGGCTCGTTCGCGCGGGTGTGCGTGCGCTTGAGGGCACCGAGAATGATCGCCTCGTCCATGTCAGCGGGCGTGATCGGTGTGTCCCCCTCAGCGACAAGCGGCACCACGCGAGCGTAGTAAAAGACCCGCACGGTGATCGCCACCTCAGGCGGCGGTATGAGGTACAGCTGGTCGTGGAGGAAGTAGTAGGAGTCGGGCTGAGCGCGAAACTGAGGCGTCGTCAGATCCAGCGGTAGCCAGTTCTGCTTGAACTCACCCTCGCTCAACCGCAGCAACTTGCCCTCACGATCAGGCTGAATTGAGTAGACCTCCTTCAACTCCCTGAAGTTCGGCACCGCGGACGAGGCGAAGTACACATCACCGGGCTGAAACGTGGCGTCGATGTATGAGTCCTCCCAGAACCATCGCCCCTTGCGAGCGATTTCGAAGTAGGACCAATTGATGTAGCGATCCAGGTCCTCTGGCTCGAACCCGTCGAAGCCTCTGTTCTTCAACTCCTGGCGAAAGACGGTGAGCGTGGTGGTGCTAGCCGCCGTTAGTGGCGTGCCCGCTACCGGGTTCGGATCGCTCAGCGTTACCGTCATCCACACTCCTCTTTACGTGGATCGAACCGCCCACAGAAGGGCCTGCTATGTCCATCGCCCAAGCGAGACGTTCGCCAGCGTCGCCAAGCTGATCCCTGAACTGCTCCTGCTGTTCAGCCTTCAGTGCCTCATTGTCGGCGTCCACGCGAGCTGCGAAGTCTTCGTCGTCACTCAGGACGAACCGCTCAGGCGTTTCATTCCCGCCCCAGTGATCTAGACCCCTGAGGCGGTGTAGGACCCGCGCATCCAGCTCTTCAACCGAAAAGATCAGTCGATCGGTCCCGTCAAGGCAAGACTCGACGAGATCAAAACCGTCTGTCTGTGGGTTGTAGTAGACGGAAATACGCGGGTCCAACTCCCGCACTTCGCGGACTACGTTCAGCACATCGTCCTCCACCGCCACTACACCATGGCGGTGGTCGACCCAGGTTTTGATGGGCTGAATTTCCAAGGAAGGCCTACGGAATGTCGTCCGCGAGGTTGTAGTAGACCCCCGTGCCCTGCCGCCTGAACGTGCCCAGGTCGCAGTACTTGTAGAGGGTCGCCTTGTATGCGTCGATGTCTGGGCTCTCCACCTTGCGCAGCACCGACCCGTCCCGGTCCATCCAACGGAAATCGTTCCCGTTGAGGTTGATCCAGAGAAAGTCGGAGTAGCGGAAGAACCACAGACTGCCCTTGGGGGCGTCGTCGTCCCACACGAAGGGGAAGCCGTCGAAGTCGACGTACTTGAACCCGCCGTGCATGGTGGTGGCACTGGCGTCGTTCCAGCGCTTCTGGGCCTTCAGCGTGTTTACGTACCGCCGGCGGATGCCGCGCGTTCCGAGAATCATCTGAACTTCCCATCCGCTCTGTCCGATGTCGTCGAGCAGCTTCTGGGCCACATCCTCGTCGAAGATGCCCCCACCGCCGTTGACCTGCCGAGCCTTCCACCACTCGTTGCCGGCGACCGACGAGTCGATGCCGTGCAGCGAGGGGAAGACGTCCGTGCGGCTGATGTTCGTCAGCCCGTTCATCTCCTGCTTCCAGTTGCCCTGCATGACAGGCACGTGAGTGCCCGCTACGCAAGCGACGTCCGCGCCGTCGTACGTGACCACACGGGTGGCGGTGTTGATCGCCGTGATCTTGCGGTCGAGTGCCAACGAGGCGTCCGTGGACTTGTTGATGATGTCGATCCTCATGCCCACCCGCATGTACTGCAGGCTGTCCACGGTGAACGTGTTGGAGCCGTCCGCCGTGATTGCGGCGAGCGTCCCGGTCTGGTCTCCGAAGGCCTGTCGGTTCAGGTCCTTGCGGAGGTCGTTGATCGCTCCTTCGGTCTCCGTCTCGAGCAGGCCCAGGTACGAGGCGATGGATCGTTCTGAAACCTCCATCGCAAACCCGGTGATCTGGATCTGCTTGTAGAACCTGCGGACCTTGTCAGTCAGGTCCTGCCAGGACTGCTGACCCGCTGCAGGCAGCGTCGCGCCTTCTGCGCGAGCGGTGCCTGACTCGTTGCGCCCGGTGTGCTGGGCGATGATCCACTGCCGCCCTGCGAACTCGACCTTGTCGGCGTCGCGCGAGATACCCTTGTAGTCGATGGTCTCGCCCTTTGCCGCGTTGGCCGTGCCCGCGCCGGCTGACAGCTCAGCGGGGGAGTAACCGAACAGGAGGATCGCCTTCTGGTTCACCTGCTCTCTTACCACCGGCAGATAGTAGTTCTGCAGAATGGCGTCAGCAGAGGCGGTATCCTGCACTGTTGCCTCCTAACCGTGCCCGTCCCCGAACGCGCAGAGACGTAGCACTTTGTTGTTCATGACTGCGGATGCGTTCGTTAGTTCGACGCCGGGAGCCGCTGCCGCGTTGGTGTTGTCCCCCTGGAAGACCTTGATCTTCGAGGCGGCCTCGTCCCACATGATGAGGTAGCCATCCTGGATGGCATCTGCCCACACCATGAGGATTCGACCGTTCACCCCGAACCCAAGCTGCTGTGGCGTTACTGCCCAGCCTCCAGGGGAAGGGTAGCTGTTGTCCAGCGTGACGTCCACCAAGCGGAAGCTAGTGCCCCCCAGTGTCTCTCGGCGGACGATGCTCGTCGAGATTGACATTAGGCGCCTCCTCGCTCCCTGATGAAGTTTAGTGCAGCCAGGCGGGCATCCTCCAGCGTCTTAGGCACATGTGACGTAGAAGGCGGTGCACCACTAGGCGGCACCGGACGGGGTGACCCCCCTCCAGCCAACGGTCCGGGGACAGACTCATTGCCGAGGATATCGTTACGGTAGGCCATCGCCGCGGTGCGCGCAGCCTGCAGGATCTCCTCCTCAGAGGTGCCCTGCCCTGCGTGAGCCGCGATGAACGAAAGCTTCACGCTCACCGGGGTCTCACGGATACCCTCGTCCTTGTCAGCCTGGTCCCACTTGCCGAGGATCGAGTCCAGCGTCTGTCGGCGCGCGGCATCTTCTGCCTGCACCTGACGGTCCTGGTAGTCGTCCAGTAGAGGCTCAGCCCACGCGGGCGGTGAATCGCCCACAGCCTGCGGGTTGGGGGCAATCGACTCTTCCCCTGCGGCGCCAGCGTTGCCATCGCGGTGCCGAGCGATGACATCCTTGACGTCCTGTGGCAGGTCATCGAGTCGCTCACCCAAGCTCAGCCACGTCTCAGCTGGGTCTGTGTACAGCGAAGCCTCAAACTCGGCAAGTCCCTGCAAGGAGTCAGCAGTGTAGCCCAGCTCCTGAAGCTGTTCGAACTGCTTCAGCTCCTGGTACTTTTCGTTTACCTCCTTGAACCGAGTGTAGGGGATCGTGTCTGGCGGTCCAGCGGCCGACCTATCGGTGTTTGACGCCCCCGCGGGCTGAGTCGGCGTTTGAGCAGCCGGAGCTCCTCCGGTGCCTCCTACTGGCGCCCCTTGTGTGTCTTCGTAAGTGCTCATGGTCCTCCTACGGTTTTACGCCTCACGCGGCGATGGATCAGAGGTTTCCCTCGACGCTCGACTGGTGCTGAGAGTCGGCGAAGAGCCTCTCCTGTGGACTGGGGAACTGATCCATGATTTCGGAGTCCTTCTGGATCCGGGCTTTTGCTTGCTCGAACGTGCGCGGGCCCATGATGCGATCCAACTCCGCCATGGTCAGTTCCTCATCCTGCTGCTCCACCAGCTTCTTGAGGTCTTCCACCTTGACGAAGGTGCCCTGACTCGTGCGGATTGCTGAGCGCTCGAGTACCTCGAGGGCGGTCCTCAGATTGTGGAGACTGTCAGCCATGGGGCAGCAGTCCTGCCCTCCCCTCGGGGGAGATCTTGTCGAATGATGCTCGCGTCAGGTTGAGGATGGTGTCTGCGTCGTCCCGCGTGCGGACGGTGAAGACAACGTCCTCGGGCTGGTGCTCGTGCGGGCGCGGCGAGAGATCGCACCCGTTGCAGAGGTACCGCGGGGCGTCGAGCACGAGAGCAACTACGCCCCTGTACCGCTCGGGGACCTCGTCGCCATGCCCCAGCAAGACCGCTGCACCCGTCGGGATCAGCGGCAGGTCGTCGTTCGAGACGCCCGAGCTCGTGGTGGTTGCCTCAGGCATCTTGTCTTCCTCCGGATAGTCCTCCGGGTATTCGGTCCCTTTCGGGGCCTTCGCTTCGCCGCTTGTGGTCAGCGTTGCACCACCAAACGCGGCAGCCATGTCGAGGTCCTCGACAGACTTGGGCACGTTGCCCTCCGGTGCCTCCTCGCCGTTCTCCTCGGCACCGTTCTCCTCCTCCTCGGACACTTCGCCCGAGGCCTCGGCCTCCTCGATGGCGTCGATCAGCTCCTCCTTGGTCATCCCGGAGCGACCCTCGACATCGAGTTCAGCCGCACGGTCCTTCAACTGCTCCTTGTTCCAGTCGGAGTAGTCCTCCACTACTTCTTACCTCCCCTCAAGCGTTTCTTCGCTTCCGATGAAACCCCGCCACCCACGATGGAGCTGTAACAGATGGCGTAGGCATTCTTGCCCTTGCCCTGACCCTTGACGCGAGCAACACAACGCTCCATCTTGGGCCACAGGGGTTTGGGCACGTTGGCGTACGGCACTACTGACCACCGCCTCCCGGAGTGGGCGAGATGTTACGAGTGGTCATCCTGACCTGACCCCCACCGATCACGTCGGGAGTCTCACTCTGGGCCATCATGGTCGACTGGTCGGCACCATTCTGCGCCGCGTTGGGCGAGCTACCAGGCGGCCCGTCAGGCGCCCCTTTTGCGGCCATCAGCATCTGCATTTGAGCCTGCTGCTGAGCCGCAATCTGTTGCTGGTGCATGGTGATGTGCTCCTCGAACACCCGCGTGATCTCCGGGTGGCTCACCGTCAGTCGGTCATACTCCTCGTCCATCATAATGGAGTAGTGACGCTGTAGGTGGATCTGGTGATTGTGCCACGCCTTGACAGGTATAGCCACATTCACGGTCTCCGCGACCTCCTGATCGTTCGCCCCCGTACTGAGCTTGAACATGCCACGCTGCATGCCGTGCAGCATCTTCTGATTCTCCCGGTCGGCCTGGCGTATCGCCTTCTCCAGGTCGTCGGGCTCCCCCTCGCCCAAGTCCAGCATCTGCTTGATCTTACGCGGGTCCTGCTCGATGCCAAGCTGAATCAACTCCAGCACGAACTGCTGCCTCGCCGCCTTGCTCTTCGGCAACGCGCTGCCCGCGAGCGCAATCACGTCGGTATTGTTCTTCAGGTCAGCCCCCTTGAACTTCAGGGCGTCGAACGTGCCGTCCCTACGATAGTACCGCACGATACGCTCGGTGGTGTAAAACTGCTGAACGCGCGTCAGACACAGAGAGCTTTCGTGCGCCACCGCCATCTCGTAGTTCTCCGACGTGGGCGCTATCTTGGAATCGTCCTCCTCCTGGAGATAGGCAACTGCCACTCCTGAACGAACCCCCGTAGGTACACGGCCTCGAGTTGCCTCGGATTGTCCTGAGATGTCGAGGATCTGGGATCTGAGGGCCTGCACAAGATTCTCCACCTGAGCAGGCATAGGTATCCCAGGTAGAGGTTCAGGCGGTGGAATGTTGGGGACGTGAACGTAGCGTACGATAGATCCTGCGACATTCCTGATCTTCCCCTTGATCTGGTGCTGCGTTGCCACACGCCACATGGGGTTCCCCATGTAGTCCTTGTTCGCCAGAAGCTGTGATACGGTCTTGTCGATCTCCAGGTTAGCCCCCCGAATGTGCTGCATGATCGACTCAGGCCACACAGTGGCGTCTGAGGGGATATGCTGGTAGAAGGCGAACGGCATGCGGTTGTCATCGAAGGGGAAGACCTCAGTCTCCTCCAACTTGTGCTCACCCTGCGCCCACCGAATCATCTTGCCTCGCGCGAGGAACTTGTTGTCACGGTAGACATTGGGCAGACACCACCATGTGTAGACCTTCAACCCGTTCTCAAGCTCCTGCTGTCCCGGGCCTGCAAGACCTGACCGCATGAGATTCCGCTTTTCGACCGCACCCACAGTGACGTCCTCGGGCACACACTTCTTTGCCTCATCCCACAGGCCGCAGGCTACGTCGTAATCTACGGTATCTACCGTGATGAGGTCGTTGAGTCTGTCGAAGTCCAGCGCATTCTCGTCAGGCAGCAGCTGAAACGGAGAGTAAACCTTGAAATCGAGGTCCCCCAGCGGGTATGAGAGGACCTGAACGTCGGATTCGTCCAGGGTTCCGTCGCTCACCATGCGCGAAAGCTCCTCTTTCCGCGCCTCATTGAACGTCGGCTCTCCAGTTACTGGGTCAATGGTGAAGTTCATGTGGCCTGGATCCTCGTTGTACCAGTCCCAACCCACGAAAACGGCAGCTAGACCAGTGGAAATCATCCACGATAGCGCCTGTTTTCTCTCTTTTCTCCGGTTGAACTTCCACTCAATGAAGTCCAACACAGCTAAACCGACCTTCGTGGCAGCCAGATCTATGTCCTCATCGCTGTTAGCCATCACGTCCATGATAGGACGGCTCTTTGTGAGCTTAGATAGCTCCGTCCTTTTGACGGTTAGAGCGTGATTCAGGACCAATTTGGGCTTCTTTTGGTCATCCCGGCGCCACGAAGTGTCCCTTTCCATGTACAGACCGCTTCTGGGATCCCATGCAGCCCAGTGATCGCCGGCAATGAGCGCCAGGTTGTCCCACCAGATCTTCTCATAGGGCCGACGGAGCATCTCCCGACGCTCCACCGCGACCTTGAGAGCCGAAAGGAGGTCCTTTGTGTTTCTTGCCTCTCCGATTCGGTTGCTCATTGTGGCATGTACTCCCCTGCGTCAGCATCCCACACAAGCTCGAGGTCTGCAGGGTCAGCTGGCGGGATCTCCTCGTCAGGCATGATCTGCTCCGCCTGGTCAGGCGGCCGCTGATACGCCTTGTACGTGGCGAAATCCATGGCCATGAGACGGTCCTGGAGCTTCGCCTCGTTCTCAGCGTGTCGATCTTGTGCGCGTTGGCTTGCCTCGAGGACGCGCTGGAGAGCTCTGGAGAAAACGAGCGTGACTGCGAGGGTCAAACCGCACGACAAAACGACCACCACCGTTGCTAGCCACATCCCCGCGCTCACGCCTTCGCAGTCTCCTTCGCCCTCGAGCGCCCAATCCGCGCCTTGAGGTTGTGGATCTCCTTGTTCTTTGCCTGGATGATACGGTCCTTCTCGGTCAGCGTCTCGTCGTCCGTGAACCCGAAGAGCATGGCCACCTGCGCGCCGCAAGTGGAGCACAGATAGGCGTCATCGCCCCAGTTGACCTCACGCTGGAAGTCCAGGAAAGGGCCCACGTGGCCGTCTGTGTCCGGCGTGTTGCCCCGCCCACAGTTCATGCAGTTAGGCGGGCTCCCGGTCATGCGCTCGACGAGCTGCATTAGTTTGTGCCCCGCTTTGCCTGCTGATCCTTCACCTTCGCGTACGAGTCCTCGAGCGCCTCGCCCGGGGCGATGTTGAGTTTTGCGAGCCCGCGCGCGACGGCGTAAGCGCCCGTCGCAATGGACCCAGCGATCGCCGCGTACTTCGGCGGTAGTGCCTCACCGAGCGCAGCCCCCAGAACGCACACGAGGGTCGCCACGGTGACAATGAACTCAGTGGTTTTGAGTGCGGGTTTGGTCTCCATCAGATTACCCCCAGTATGTGCAGAACGAGCAGGACCAGGATAGACACCAGAATGACCAGCGTCCAGTCCCACTTGACCACCATCAGAAGTATCGCCTCACTGCGACGAGGTCACCTCTGTAGTTCCACGGCACCGCAACAGGCCCCGACTCGGACCCGTGCGAGAACACGCGGCCGTCCTTGCCGATCAACATGGCAACGTGCCGAGTGTCAGACAGCGAGTTGCCGTAAATCAGCAGGTCCCCGATACGCCACGCCCCGGGCGTGAGCGCGATACGCTGTCCGTTCACGACCTGCGTGCCCGTGTAGCCGTAGCCGTCGTAACCGCGCCCGTTCGGGTCAGGCAACCCACAGAGCCAGTACAGCCCGGTGACAGACGACGAACAGTCCTCGTAGATGGCGTGCGGCAGCGGCGGCCAACCCCGCATACGGTCCCGCACGATCTGCATCCGCCGACCCGAGCCCTCAATCTTCTGCGAGTAGTGGACCATGCTCGCCTTCGAGATGAGGTATGTGGCATACGCCACCAGCTTCTCCTGCACGCCCTGCCCAGCAGGCACACCCGCCACCGTTGTGTGAGCCATCAGCCAGGCACCGTAGGCGTCGTAGTGACGTCCCGCGACGAGGCACCTGTGGGTGGCCTCATTGTAGACCCCCGTGACAGAGAGCTTGCGCTTCGCCTTAGGGTGCCTGCGGTTGTACCCGCGCTGGTAGCTACGCACAGCCTCGATCGTGGAGTCACCGTACACCAGCGTGAAGTTCTTGGGCTGCCCCGGGTATGTCCGAGCGTGGTTCAGTGCCCGTTTGAGCGCCAGTACGTCCTTGCCCCTCGAGCCCGAGTGGAGCGTGCGTCGGAACGGGACGACGATCCGCTTGTACGGCTTGATGGGGCTACTGGTCTTCTTCTTCGAAGACGTCGGACTCATCGGGCTCCCCCTCCTCTCTCGGGTTGTCGTCTATCGGTGGTAGTGAAGGTGCGATCTCCATGTCGTCCCCGTCCTCCTGAAGAGGCTCCTTGACCTCAGGTAGCTCCGTCACGTCGACCACCGCGGGCGGATACTCCTCGTCGGTGCCGTTCTCCTCTTCTTCTGTCATCCCGCCATCGCCTCCTCGATGTCGTTCACGCGGGTCCCTGTGGGGAGATAGCCGACTTCACGTGCTGCCATCGCCTCCTCCAGCTCCCTAAGGAAGTGGGCCTCCATCTCAGCCGCCTCTGGATCCGCCATTTTGTCCTGCCCCACCAGTTCAGGGAGCTCGTCGATAGCCACAAGGATATGTCCGAGGTTGTCGATGTTGTGGTCATCCTTCTTACGCGGCTTCTCCGGCGCATCCTCCTCAGTATAGTTCGTTCGCTGGGGGCGCCAACGATACTGGGGCAAATACTCGAGGAGTTTGTCGCAGGAAGAGAAAACGTAGAGGCGAGGGGCAGGCGACGCAGCGCTGAATGGATGGCGATGCTCGAAACTCGGACGGAGGTATTCTGTGATCCTGGAGATACGTGCCACAGGTTCTCTGTCGGCGTTCTCGGGGTAGACCCCGCACTCGTAGAAGACATCGAGCACCGTTTTGCCATCGGTTTGAGATCTTATCCGGGCTTCCGGCCCGATGAGGCGCCTGAACACATCCTCGTCAGGTCCACCCCAGTCATTTTGCTTCTCCAGTCTGAAGATCTGCGAAGCCCACCACGAAACGGGCTCCCCCTCCTTCAGCAGCTCCCTGTAGTAGTAACAGTTGCCGTCGAAGTCACGCGCCACCCACGAAACCGCACCCTCGTGCCTGATGCCAGGGTCGATACAGCACCAACGCTCCCAGTTAGTCGGAATCGGAAACGGAGCGATGATGTGGACGTCCGGGTTCCAATCCGTGAAAATCTGCCCCGTGAACACCTCGTGCGAGCCTGTAACAAAGCGATCAAACCAGTGACGCGGTAGCCCCTCAAACTGCTCCAGATAGTCACTCGGCAAGTTAGGGTTGTCCATCGGCGTCGCCTCGACGCACTGATACCGCGCAGCAGTCTTCTCGTCCCGGGCGGGGTCGATGAACTTCTTCCACAGCCAGTTGTGCCCGTTCGGGTTGAAAGTCAGCAGCCCCTCTCTCGGTGCGTTGAGCTGACGCAGGCGGCCGTGGAACTTGAGGAAAATGTCCTCCTCCACCTCCTCCGCCTGATCGATCCAAAAGCCCCCAAGGTTGTAGTTCTCAAGCTTCTTAGGGTCGTCCAGCGGCAGCCCGTAGACGACGGACCCGTTCACAAACTCAATCACCAAGTCCGACTTATTGTAGCTCTTGATAGTCTCCCTAGGGCACCCGTGCCAAGACGTCGGCTGAGCCAGGTCACCGTTGAGGAACATATCCCACGTGGTAGCCTTCAGCTCAGGGCGCGTCTTACGCGCGATGATCCAACGGCACCCAGGGAACTCGTGCAAGCGCGTGAATGTCTCCGCACAGCCCCACGACGTCTTGCCGTTGCCCCACCCACCACAAAAGCCCCTGT